CTAAGTACCATGTGACTTGCTCATCGAGTTCAAGATCTGTATCATCCAGACTAACCAAGCTCCTACTATCTTCATCCTTATAAAAATCTGTAATAGAGCATTTGAGTTTTAAATCTGGAATTGAATACTCTTCCCCATTAGTAAAAGAGTCAAAGTATCCGTTTTCTGCCATAAACATAGACACCTGCGCCCCAATGTGGGGGACATCAGTAGTCTTCCTTCCATACGCTACTCCTGCTTCTAAGTATTTAAAGTAATCTGCTGTCATTAAATACTCAGTCCCCTCGCTGGTAAGGAGCTTGTTAACGGCGTACTCGATAGCGAGATGATTTGTGGGTTTTACCACTATGTCTTGATCGAGAAACCATTCTACTAAAGCGTCTAGATAAAAAAGGGGGTCGGCATCAAGCGCTATCTCTTGATCACGATACTCATCAAAATGAGGAGTGGCGGAAAAATCAGTAAATGGTTGAGTTAAATCATGTTCGTTTAAGAGAGCATAAACGGATGTTATATCCACTGCCCGTATCAACTTTAAATAATCTTTAAAAAGCACATATACGTTTCCTGAATAGGGAATAAGTTTAAAAAGATAGTTGTAATAATTGTAAATTGCCTTATTTTTTATCTTATAAACTATACTCTCCACCTCTTCTTTTACAAAATCGAGGCTTGTATCTAGTACTAGATTGGGAGAGTATCCAAGGGAGCGAGCGAGATAGATGAGTTGAGCGGCTGAGGTGTATTGATCAATATCAAGGTAATAATCTTTTTTCTCTACTTGAGTTTTTATATTCTGTAGTTCATCAGATATAACATCGAGAAAATCTTTCCAAATCTCTTGACTTTTAATTATAGATGGGACTCGCTTTTTAAGATCTACTGACATTGACCTTCCTCTAAATATTCAGCCGATACATCAGTTATTTCATAGATTTTAAAAATCTGATTTCTCTCATTGGGGCATAAATTTATACTATCTGGTTGATAATACACTTTTATAGAATAATCGCTATATGTTCCACTTATACCAGAGTTTACTTGAACCACCCCTTCGCCGGTTTGATAATTTATAGAGCTGCCTGTAAGATCGTAAGGGGATTCAGCAATAAAATTTCCATCCCCATCATCTACGCCCATTAGATCATACTCAGCGTTAGGATTAGATGTATCTTTTATATATAATTTTATACTCTCTTTTTCAATAGGATATAAATCTAAATTTAAATCCCCAACATACGCTTCATTAAATGTTTCAAATTTGATAATTTCAATATATGAAGAATGATATGTTATTCCATCGATATCATTTATATACCCTTTCCAATCTGTTTCATAGATTGGTTCCATAAAATCAATGTTCTCAAGACTAAACTCCTCTTGAACGCCCTCTATTATATTATTTTTTACCACTGAGAGAACGTATGAGGTGTCTTGTACATAGGCATCTATGTGAAAGGCGAGATAGATAAAATTAACATCGGTGAACCGAACTATATCGGTGGGGGGCTTATCTTCTTTAATAAACGCGATTACTTCATTTTGCTGGGCTGTGGAGAGTTGTTCTCCTCCAGGAGTAAAAGCCGATACATTAACTACATTCTCTTGGGTGGGGATCCAAGTCCACAGATCTAAATTGTTATCGAGATTGTATTCGTAAGCTCCCCATACGGTGGCTTTAAGAATATAGTCATTTTGTTCTAGTTTATATTCATAATCTTTTTGCACGACCGCCTTGTCCCCGGCTTGAAAAGCGTTGATACCATTTGTTCTTATATCCTCAATATCTTCTTCATCAGTTCCACCATCTAAATTAGCCGTATTCTTACAATACATCTCCACTTGATCATCATCGGCATCATAGATAGTACTCTCTACTGTAGTTATTACATTTTCAGACAATACATTTCCTTCTATACCAAGAGTCTCTACGTATTTAAAAGTAATAACATCTCCCTCTGTTAGTTTTTTACCAAAGATTCCATTTCCAAAAACAATATTAATGCCATTGTAATTAACTTTGTTTTCTAATTCATACACCTTATCACTAGAATCACTTGAATTTAAATCTTCAACCTCCGTCCACAGTTCGCCATTAACAGTTATTTCATAAATTGTATCTTCTATATTACTATTTAGAATTTCTATTTCTTCATAATCCTGCCCTTGGGCGATATAGGTGTATGTTTTTGGCTCCCCCTGGACTACAGGGACATCAATATAATTATCGGTGGTAAGTAAGTTTTCAATTTGTGTAGATGTAAATTTAATCTCATCACCATTGGAGAAAACTGTATATTTAGGAATTTCAATTATTTTTGAATATGTGTCGTTAAAGTTTTCATTTGAAGATACTCGTATGGTCCCCGTAGCGCCAATTTTTCTATGAGGATCGTATTGCATAAACTGGGCTTGAGTTACAAGGGCTGATTTTTCTGTAGCTAGGTCCCATCTAGTGTTTCGAGTAAGAAATTCATCGTAGGAAGCAATGTTGGCAATCTCCTCAGCAAAAGCATCTACTAATCTACTATTCGTGCTAAAAAATAAAATTTCAGCCCACGATGCTTTCTTTCTAAGATTTTCTATTACTCTATCTTTAACCGAATCAAAATCGAACTGCATAGCTTTACCCTGTTACCTTCGCCTTTATTTTTTCATCTACTGTGGTGGATAGTTTTAGTGTATTTGAATATACTTCCATATAAATATGCCAGTACCGTTGTTCATAATTAGGGGCAACCTTAAGAGTCTGTATTTCTAGATATGGGGTAAAATCTTGATAAAATCCATCTTGAATACTCATCTGCACTCTTTCTGCATTATCGTCATTCATAGGCTGTAGAATCCAGTAGGTTATATATCCACCTCTCCCCGGTTGCCGAACAATTTCCCCTTGAAAGGAGGCGATCCATAGTTTTATTGCTTGATTTAATGCATCTTCACCCCAGAGATACCTTAGACCACCATTATCGTTCATTCTTCCTCTGTAGTCTACATCGTATACATACTTTTTTAATCGTTTCATTGTTCTATTATTATATTAGTAAAAACTACTCTGTCTTAACTTTTTGAGATTCAGAAGATGATATATCTAAACTCATCGGTGCTGTAGGAGCGCTAGATGGTCCTGATGGAGTGGGGTGGGTGTGGGTGTTGAGAGAAGTCATAAAATTCTGTAAAGCAGAATTAAGTTCGGTAAAGGTAACTAGACTCTTAGTACTGCCACCTAGGTTAAACGTATCTCCTTCTAAATCAAAAGTAGCGCTCCCTTCGAAAGTTATCGTATTGTCTTCTATTTTCCCTTTTGTAGTCCCGTTATAAAAATATAGGCTACCACCCGTTTTTATAAATAAATAGCTGCCACTTGAATGCAGTATACCAGTATCACTATTATCAGCATTATTAAATAGTATTGTACCACCGTCATCGAGCAAAATAAAATTTAAATTCGGATACTCAGTATCACTTGCTTCATCTATGGCATCAACGCTATCTTTAATAGCACCATAGTCAAAAAACCCTTCTATAAAAGTTCCTGTTAAATAGTATACTTCTTCAAAATATTTATCAGCCACTACCCAGCACTTACTACCTTCTTTTGGTGTATTTTTAGAGAAATTACTCTCACTCATCCCAGCATTTAAAAATGGCTTAGCCCAGGGTAAATAAGTCTCGGCCATACCCTGGAATTCCGGTAGTACTCGTACTTGTATTTTATTTTTTTTATCTTCATCATCATTACTAATGACAGTAGCGTAAAATAATTTTAATTCTAACATATAATATCCTTTTTACAGAAGGTCGGATTTGAGAAGATAAGCCTCTGGTACTTGATTATATCTTTTCCCTACTATAAGTTTTGTGTATCCTTTCTGAGATTCTGCGTCCCAGATGTGTTCACAATCTATTATAACATACCGGCCTGAGAAGTGTTTGGAGAGCTTGTTACCTTTTTCGTCTATAGTAGAGTATATGTTAAGTTGTATAGCACCACCCGCTTTAAGTTTTGGATTAAATGGTTGAAAAAATATAAATTTATCTAAAAATAAAGCATCTCTGTGGGAATAGAATATCCTCCCCAGCTGACTTTCCTTATCCCCTGTTTCTTCTTGGGTGAAACCAACTAAGAAATAATCCGTAGTGTTCTCTCTGTCGTGTAATATGGATGTTTTTAAATTATTTTGAGGATAGTGGTTAACAAGCTCATCCTCGCTTTCATCCATTTCCCCAGTATCTCTATCTATTCTAAAAATATTCCTGCGTCTTAACTTAAAATCACTATCACTTGATTGATGCACCCTTTGTACCGATTGTGTTGTGTCCTGAAGACTTTCTTCACCTCTCGCGACTTTTTCTAAATTAATTTTAAAGTTAACCGTTGTCAACACATTTTCTTCAAGCATAGATTTAAAATTTCTAAAATGAAACACATTATCGTTCGTTATGTAGGCGAAGAAAGGAGTTTGATCGGCATTTCTAGAAAAAGCATTAGGTAGTAAAATCTCTTCTATAAACTTAGCATCGGTTATCATGGGTTGATACCACGTTCTCTCATTCCCCGTATCATTTATATCCTTATTTTTAAAATTATAAAAATTTGTTAAATCACGTATTATTCTCGATATTCTATTTGAATAAGCACTACTTCTTATTTGTTGTTCATTATACCACTCGTGGATTAGATGAAAGAATACTTCCCCTGTCATAAACCCTGGGTTATCTGTTTCATTTATTTGATCAAATTTATTGACAAATGTGCACGTATTTAAGTAGTCACTATTTCCATACTCTATTTTAACTATTGCCCCTTCAGTGGTTTCAAAATACTCTTGTAAGAGCCCAGTTTTGTCTTTTAAAAGCAACGTGCCTGTGTTATAGAGATTGTAGATGTTATCTCTCATAGAAAATGAGAAATACGTAGGGTCTAAGTTATATGATTTATCATTTATACTAAGACCTATTTTATAGTATTCTAAATATGTTCTTGTGGCCATTATTCTCTATATCTGTAGTAAAACGTTTCCATATCATTTAAGGACGGGATTGTTATCTCTTTACCTACATCTTCATCCGGTAAATACCCAATATTATTAAGCCATAGGACTATATCATCATACTCGGCAACTTCATAATATCTATTAATTATAATATCCTGTCTATATCTCTCTTCTTTTTCTAAATAATATGTTTCATCTATATCATTGTATTGAAATTTTTGTAGGGGGATACTAAAAATGTCTTTATAGTATGTGTCTGTTACATCAGACTTTTGCGAGGCTGTTTCAGCCAAATCATATCTACTTCTCATAATATATATTTTCTCCTATTGAGTAAACCCAGGATTTAAGTTCCCCCTCCACCGGCTCCATTATTGCTTAAAGCTAGCAGTTGTCTTGTCGCTGTCACGGTACTCTGTATATCCAAAGCTACCTTTCCCCAAATCGGGTACCCGTTTTCATCAGTTTCAATACTGTAGGTTGGTTCTGCTTTTTTAATAATGATATGTGGTAAATATAGTATTTTACCTATTTGAATGCTATATTGAGGTATATTTACATTTTTGTTTTTATTTAGCTCAAGAGCTTCTAACACGGAAGGACCGGGGGGAATTAAGTTGCCACTTGCCCGTTCTTCGGGAAGTGGAATAGCGCGCAACTTACTAATTGGCTGCACCACCTGACTATAGCCATCAACATTTCTCTTATCCACATAAAAACCAACGGTAATAGAGGGAAGTGATACAGGATCTGTGCCTCTCCATGTTTGAATCCCTAGCTGTTTAAACTGACCACTAAACCCAGCTCCTGCCCCGCCGATGTCTCTTGTAATAGCTCCAATTACATCAATTAATTTTGTATTTCCTCCTCCAAATAACTGTTCAAAATTGGAAGAAAGATTAATGGTAATATCCTCTTCCAGTATCATATCTTGGTTGACAAAGGGTTTTCCGTGATTATTTAAAATTAATTTTTTTCCTTTCGGTATTACCATAGTTTGTTTTTTTCCTTCTTAAAGAACATCAACTCTAAGGTTGTTCATAAAGTTTATCGGATTAAATCTTGACATATAGTTTTGCTGTATTATATTTGATCCAGCTCCAGTTCTATTCCCCGCTTCTATTGATTGGGCTATTCGTTCAAGGAGATTTTTCTGTTCATTTATATCCTCTTGTGTCATTGCCATACGCATTTGTACATATTCTCTTTCCATAGCATCCTGCAACGGTCTCGGGCCTTCTTGTACATAAGGCTCTGTTTTAGTAGCAATAATAGTATCTTGAGGGTTAGTTTGTATTATTTGCCCTTTATTTGTAATAATAGCATCATCGATTTGCTGAGCGGATCGTATAGATCCCTCCAACAACGCTTGTCTAAAGGCTTCCCCTGCTTCTTCTGAAGCTAAAATGCGCTCCATTGTTATTTGTCTAAGACCCTCTCTTTGAGTAAGACCTTTTTCAAGTAGTATTTTATTTAGTTCTTCTAATTGCCCTTTCTCAGCAAATTGTTCAGTAATGTCTATAGCAGCGCGTCGCCTTTTTTGAAATTCCACATTAGCAACATTAAGAGCCTGTACTCTATATCCCATATTTTTAAATACATCTACAATACCTTGAAAAAGACCTACAATTGGTTGAATAATCCATTCATTTAATTTATCAACGACCTTCTCAACAAATGCTTTTCCTTTTTCCCAAATATTTCTGAAGAAATCTCCCACAGGATCTATAATCCACTGTTTTAGAAAATCCCATATGTTTAACGCGATTCCCTTAGCTCCTTCCCAAAGATTTCCTATGAAATTACCTATAGGAGTTATTATCCATTCTTTTATAAAGTCCCAAACATTCGTTGCTACTGTTTTAGCTCCTTCCCATAAGTTAGTTATAAATCTTCCTATTGGTTGTATGATCCACTCGTGAACAAATTTACCTACACTTACGGCGAAGCTTTTAATACCGCTCCATAGCCTCCCGAATAACCCTTTTAGCCACTCCCAGGCACCGGTAACTATATCCCATATAAAACTAGATCCTTTAGTAAATATTTTTTTTAGAATACCTTTTAGTGCTTTACCATCAAAGATTTTCGCGAAGAAACCTCCGATTCCAGAAATTATTCTGCTCGCCCCGTCCCAAATCAGCTTAGGGATAAATGTAATGATCTTTACAAAACTTCCCCAAATCTTCTGTAGAAATGTTTTATCCTCGTCTCCCCAAAGATTCTTAAATCCTTCAACGAGACCCTTTACTTTTTCTATAATGAATTTAAACGGTGCTAAAACAATATTTTTTACAACTTCGAATACTCCCTTTGCTTTTTCAAAAATAACTTTTCCCCAATTAAATAACGTTCTTGGAACAAAGAGTAGAATTTCTTTTATCGTCCCCCACACTTTTTGTAAAAACGTCTTGTCTTCATCACCCCAAATTGATTTAAATCTTTCAATCAATCCTTTAAATTGGTCTATAACAAAGCGTATGGGGAAAGTGAGAAAATTGACTATCCGTCCAAAGAATCCTTCAAGCTCACCACTAAATATTTTTTTAATTCCCTCTATGAGATTTTTAAAAAACCCAACTATCTTCTGCCACATATTCTTAAAAAACTCACCTATCTTTTGCATAGCTTGAGCTATTTTTTCTCCCCCGATAAAGCCGAGTATTCCCCCTATGGCCGCTCCTATCAACCCCCCGGCTATAGCACCAGGAAGACTCCCAACCATAAACCCAATACCAACGCCCATAAGAGCAAATTTCCCTGCGTTCTTAAATGCGTTCTTTAGACCGCTCTCCGTACCACCGAGAAAACCACCTATACCAGCTGCTGCTTTACTTGTCCCCCACTCCTCGGCTTTTGCCACTGCGGCTACAGCATCCATAACTCCCCAAATGACGCCAGCGGCAAGTGCGAGAAATGGAGCCGCTTTTGCTAAGCCAGGTAAGAGCTTAGAACCGATTCCCATTAATCCGCCTGCTCCCATACCACCCAGAAGACTTGAGAGAAGTCCTTCTCCTTCTTCCCCCTCTTTATCTTTTTTTGTTAGCACATCTGCGAGATATACGGTTTCGGGGTTTACTTTTAGTATTTGATTTCTTTTTGGAGCTACTTTTCTTTTCTTTTTAAAGTAGTCAGCAAGGGGGGAGAATGATTTTTTTAAGTTACTAAACGGTTGGGTGATCCAGCTTGTATCACCGAGCACGCCACTTGCACTCTGCTGTAAAAAGCCGCCAGCGCTCTTTACCGATTGAGAGAAAAAATTAGCTGATTGTTTTATTTTTTCAGCTACCTCTTCTCCTGAGCCGGACTGTTGATTATTTCGACCTATAGTAGGTGTAATATTATTTCTTTTTTGAAGAATTGGGACGTCAGACATACTATTATATTAGTAATTTTTACTTTTTCGTTTTGTAGGATCGCTGTCTTTTTTCTTCTTCTTTCCGCAACTTTTCTAAAAAGTTTAACCGATCTCGTATAATATGTGATTCCATCTTCATATAATCGTGATAGGTGTCAGAGAAGTTGCTATTCCCCAAAACTAATAGAATATCCTTGAGTGTCTTCCGATTCCACGGACGGTAGGAAATCCACGAATTGAAATTGAAACCTCCTTGTTACAGGTTTGCCTGTGAGGGGAGATTTAACTTCAATCTTATTTTGTATTCCGAAATTAAGATTTTCTATAAAATTGTTAAATATATTCCAGTACCCTAGATCCACATCATTTTTATAAACTTTAAGTTTTTCCTCTAGATTCTTTAACTCCTTACCGTCTATAGAATGAATGAGATTGGCGTATTGTACTTTTAAGGAGAAATTTAGCCTTCTTTTTGCATAATCCTCATACATTTCATACTCTTTTCCAGTTATATTGGGTTCTATATTTTTTTCTTGTGCTTTTTTGATTTCTCTTTCCACGTTTATTAGTTTCTCTCTTTCTTGATTAAATACTTTAGCCACATAATCGCGGGCGAGAAGAGTGTCTCCTATTCGCGCCATATTTAACGCAATTTTTTTTGATCCCTCTTTATTAATTACAATTGGTTCTTTAAAATCATCAGGCAGGGGGTTACTTTTAATACTATTGGCAGGAATTAAAACTGTTGGTTTTTCTTTCGAACTCTTTATAGCTTCTCTCCTATTATCACTGAGTTCCTCTAGCTCCTCCTCGGAAAAAGAGTACTCGTACTCTATATGGCTCTGCCAGTAATTTACGTAGATATTCATCATCACCTCTTCAAGTTCTTTTTCGTGAAGTTGCCCACAATCAAAGTCCTCGTATACTAAATCATTGAGAATTTCGATGAGAATATCTAATATATTATCCTCATTGGCTAGAGATAGGTTAACAGCATGCTCTCCAGTATAGTTTTTAAAATGTAACTTGGGAGGAGCCGATAGTTTTCCAACAGTACAGAGCGATATAGGAAGATACCCCGGGGGTGTTCGCCCCTTTATCTTTTGAGGTCTCTCTTTTATTTCTTGATTAGAATCATCATTTACAAAAATATCTGAATCTGACATGCAATTAATCTCCTTTCATTTATATTAGTATATTTTATGAGGGTGAAAAACGATATTTAAGCCACTATAACTTGATTTGAAGATACTTCATATACAGTATCTACAGTAAACTCTGCAGTTATCCGCAAATTCTCACTATTGTCATACGATAATTCCCAATCATTATAATCTATTAACATAACATCTTCAAATTTAAAAGCTTTTGTATATTCTAAATTTCCATTTATAAGTCTCTGCATAGCAAATAGGGCATTTTTTACATATGAGCCTCTCTTAAACACCCTGTTCTTACTATCATATATACTCTCCCTCCAATCTAAAAGATAATTAGATATAAGGTAGTCGTTTGTTTCGTGGAAAGTAACTGAAAAATTGCTCTCGGGGGATATAGAGGTAATGTGTTTTGTACCCGTATTTCTTGTTTGTGATTCAAATTTTAGAAAAGGCAGTGATGCTGATATAATATAGTACCGCATATCTAGGAAATCTTCGAAGTAAAATTCCCAAAGATTAGCATTAACATGATCGGTATGTTGATAAATACTTTCTACACTCATAAAAAAAGCTCCTCTATTATATTAGTAAATATAATAGGGAGCAAGGGGTGGAATAGAAAGGAGGATTTCTATGCCAGGAAAAAATGGTTATTGTTATCCATCAAGATTATTATCATCAACGGTTAAACAATTCATTGTTATAGTGACAGTAAGCGGGTCCCCTGATGCATAATCAAATCCCACATCACCTATATTAGAGGGCCACGCTCCTTTAAAATACCAGCTACCAAAATTTGGAATCGGGTCTCCATTCGGTTGCACCGCCCAAGCGGTAATATTTATTCTATTGTTATTTCCCGGGCTGTCGTCTCCAATATTGCCAGTATCTGAATTAGCAATAGCGTTTTTCCACGCGACAAACCCCTTGTACACAGCCCAATTCCTATCTACTCTAATATCGAAACTAAATTCACTCGGCTTATCAACCTTTCCACCGGGTTTGGTTATTGTTAGAGTTTTATAATTAACCTCATATGTATTAGCTCCTGAGGCCGGAATTGTTAAATTCTGAACCCTAACCAATACAGAGCTTACATTATCTATATAAGCAATAGGATCAATTGAAATATCAAAGAGATTTGCTAAAGCATCATCCCCCATTTGATATAATGTTTCAACACTCATAAATTCTTTTCCTCTCTTTTTATATTAGTAATTTTATACAATTACTTCATTCACTTCTACATTCTGCCCTACATTTATAAACTCTAACACAACTTCTTCTGAGTACGGTGTAACTTTAAGAGCTAGAGTATAAACAAATTTTCTTGCTGCTAGAACACTATCAGTATTATTATTTCTATCACACTGTATTGCGTAATTGCTAAGAAGGCCGCTTGCAAGAATAGGATCCATAATTGTAGTTCCTTTTGAAACAGCAAGCCGCCGGTGAAGCTCATCATTGAGTTTAACAATTTGATATATAAGAACTTGATTAAGAATTGTAGATATGATGTAATCAAACAACCTTCTATGGGCAATCCAGGAGCTGTCAGAGAGTGAATTTGGAGATTGAGCGGTTCTATGAGAAGTAATCATGTATCCGTAGTTAGGATAAAATGCAATAGCATTTACCCCGGCTTCATCTAAACTTTCCAATTCGCTTTCCGTTGGATCGTATTCAAGTTCGAGAATACCGCCACCAAGTTGACCACCGTGTCCATTTTCTTGAATCCACGCCGGAGCTCCACCATTATAGATGTCTCCCATAGCTGCAAGATTGGCGCCAATTTTTCCTATAAGTGATGTCCAAAAACTTGTATTATTATACACATCTCTCACCTTACCTCTGTTCCAGTAGTAGGCAAGTCCGGCGTTATTCACATACCCCTGCCGTGTGGTAATAGCGGTAGAGGCGTTTTCACTACCAGGAAGCGCTACGATATAAAAACTATACTTTTGATACGTGTTTCTTAAAGTGTCAAATAGATCCTGCACCCCATCAACAGCAGTGGGATCCATGAATAGATCTGCGGGGTATTTATGCAGCTTTTGAAAATAATTCCATCCTGTGGTAAGTTCGGTTATTGTAATAGCCGATCCTCTTGATCCTTGATCAAAAGCGACAACGGCGGAATCATCGGTAAACCCGCTCGCCGAACCAGTCAAGTCGGCGCTTGCGTTTGCGTAAGCTTGTACGAAATCATTGTCTGAAAATACTTCTTCTACAAAAATATTTTTTCCAAACCCATCCTTAGTTCCTTCAATAGGCGAAACAGTGTATGTATCTAGCAAATCCCAACTTGCCCCGTCTTTCTTGTAGAGATTTACGGTAAACTGCTGGTTATTTTCATTATACGTTATCTTTACCCCAAGAAAATCTGCACAAGGACTCTTAGCAGCAAGTACAAAGTACTCATTGTCGCTATTAAATGAGTAATCTGTAAGCGAATCAGGGTCAATACCTGAATCTAACGCACTACTACCACTTTCTGAAACTAACACGCCACCAAGCACCGCTGTATCATCATAGGGAGCGGATATCCAAATATCATCTTGATAATTGTATTGAATAGCTTCATATATATCAGGGTAATCCGAAGAGGGAGTTCCAAATATATCAAGTATCCTTTGTTCTTGTCCTTTATAAATTTTTACCGGCTCTACTGGGCCTCTTGGAGCTCTAATTACCATCGCCCCTACATTAGAAGCATCACCTCGTACTGTAGAAGAGCGATCCTCTTCTTTTACTGTTAATCTCCAAGAATTACTCGCTAT